AGGTTCTGTTGGTGTATACACTCCAAGTTATTCAAACCATAACACTTCTAACTTAAGAGTCTTTGGTGGTGCTGGTATTAACACAACACTACACGTTGGTGCTACTGGAGCAGGACAAGGTTTATTTGTTGGTAAGAAAAACTCTGGAGACACAGTTAAGTTTAGTGTTGATGGTCCTTCTGGTAACGTTAATACTTCAGGTACCTTAGTTGTTGCAGGTCAAACAACTATTAATGACTCTCTATACATCAATGCTGCTAACGAAGAGTTTGCAATTCAGAATGGATCTGGCACTGATAAATTTACAGTTGACACAGACAATGGTAATACAGTAATTCAAGGTACTGTTAATATTGAAGGTGTTACTGATATTGATAATGACTTTGCAGTCAGATCAGGAACAACAGATAAGTTTAAAGTTACATCTTCAAGTGGTAATACTAATATTGAAGGAACTCTAACTGCTGATGGACACACTGAGTTAAATTCAACTCTTAACGTAGATAACAATACAACTCTTGGTGCTCAACTTACAGTAACTGGTAACTCTGAATTTAACGGAACCGTAGATGTTGATGCAAACTTTGCAGTCAGATCTGGCACAACAGATAAAGCAACAATCGCATCTTCCTCAGGTAACATTGCAACTGACGGAACTCTAGTTGTTGCAGGTCAGACAACTATTAATGATTCTCTAATCGTTCAAAGTGATAATGAAGTAGTTAATATTAATAATGGTTCTGGTACAACTAAGTTTAGTATCGATACTGATAACGGTAATACAAACATTATTGGTACTGTTACTATTGGTGATGCAACACAGATTAATGATACCTTAGGTGTTTCAGGTGTTACCACAATTACTAGAAACACTCAGCAAACTCTATCTGGTTCTTATGCTGCTGATGGTGCGTTCCAACTAACTGGTGGTGCTGCTATTGGTAAGAACGTTGCTATTGGTGAAGGATTAAGAGTCTATGGTGGTACTGAATTAACTGGTGCTTTAGATCTTAATAGTAGTGCAGATATATCTGGTGCTTTGGTATGTAATGATAATGTGAACATCAAAGCAGACAATAAGATGTTTACTATTGAAACTGCTGGTGGTGATGATAAATTTACAGTTGATACCGATAATGGTAATACTGATATTCGTGGAACATTAGATGTTGGTGGTGATGTAACTGCTGAATCTAACCTCACAATTACGGGGAATCTTACTGTCAATGGAACAACAACTACTGTCAATTCTACGGTTACAACTCTCGATGACCCTATCATTACTGTGGGTGGTGACACAGCACCAGGCTCTAACGATGGTAAGGATAGGGGTGTTGAATTCCGTTATTACGACGGCTCTGCGAAAATTGGGTTCTTCGGATATGACAGATCCTCCTCACAATTCGCATTCCTAACAAGTGCAACTAATACTTCAGAGGTTCTTGCTGGTACAGATGGTGCTCTTCGTGCTGGTAGTTTAAATCTTACTGCTGCTGGTACTGCACTTGATGTTGATAATGATGCTAACATCGATGGTGCTTTAACTGTTGATGGTCAGATTGTTTCTAACAAGTCATCTGGTGCTCCATTCTCTATTGCTTCAACTACTAAAGTTAATAACCTGAACGTTGACTTGCTTGATAGTATGACTACTGCAAGTGCTAATACACCATCTACAGTTGTTAATCGTGATGGATCTGGAGACTTTGCTGCTAATCAAATCACTGCTGCTAGTGCTGCTGGTGCTGGTGCTGGATTCTTAGGAAACGCATCTACTGCTGATGCATGGAAGACTGCTAGAACATTCACCATTGATGGTGTTGTATCTGGTTCTGTATCTGTAGATGGTAGTGCTGCTCCAACAATCACAACAACATATGTTGATGCTGACATTACTGCTTTAGCAGCGATGAGTGGCACAGGATACGTTGTAAGGACTGCTGCAAATACATACGCACAAAGAACACTTGCTGTTACAGCATCCTCTGGTATCACACTTACTAATGCTGATGGTGTATCAGGTAACACAACAATTAACGTTGCTTCTGCAAGTACAAACGCTGCAAACAACTTAGTCTTACGTGATGGATCTGGTGACTTTGCTGCTAATATAATTACTGCTGCTCTTGTAGGTAACGTAACTGGTACAGTATCTAGTATTGCTAACCATGACACTGCTGACCTTGCTGAAGGTACTAATCTTTACTTTACAGATGAACGTGTAGACGATAGAGTTAATGCTCTTATAGTTGCTGGCACAGGTATCACTAAGGTTTATGATGATACTGCAGGAACTTATACACTTACAGTCACACAGGCAGACGTTAATACCGATACAATAACAGAAGGTTCAACCAATCTCTTTACAACTGCTGCTAGAACTAGAACTCACTTTACATATGGAACTGGCATTACTCACTCTAGTGGCACTCTTTCTGTTACTCAGTCTGATATCAATACTGATAACGTTACTGAAGGTTCTACTAACCTCTTTACTACTGCTGCTAGGACACGTACTCACTTCACCTATGGTACTGGTATTACTCATAGTGGTGGTACTCTATCTGTTACTCAAGCAGACATAGACACAGACAATGTAACAGAAGGATCAACAAATCTATTCTTTACTAACGCTAGAGCAGATGCACGTATCGCTGCTGCTGATACTGGAGATCTTAGTGAGGGAACTAACCTTTACTACACAGATGCTCGTGCTAATGTTAGAGTTGCTGCTGCAACTGGTGCAAACCTTGATCTTTCTAGCAAGAGTACAACTAATCTTTCTGAGGGAACTAATCAATATTATACTGAAGCAAGAGTTCAAACAAAACTCGATAATGCATTTGAGCAACTTAGTGCAATGCTCAACAACCTTGCAACTGCAACTACACTTACATTAGGACTTAGTGGAGACCCAACACCAGGTGCAGTTGTCACAACAGGAGTTAGTAATGGAGGTGGCGGTGGATTTACTGCTGGAACTGGTGTAGCAACCACTGGTGGTACAGGTTCTTCCTTGACAGTTAATACTACTGTTGTTGGTGGTGCTATTACTGCTGCTGTAGTAAACGCAGGTGGTTCTGATTATCTAATTTCTGATACTGTAACAATTACTAACGCTAACGCAGGTAAGGTGCTAACACTTAACCTTGCATCACTTGCAGGTGGATCTGGTTATAGTACTGGAACTGCTCTTGCTACAACAGGTGGTTCTGGGTCTGCATCTCTTACTGTGGACATCACCGCTTCTGGTGGTGCAATCACCAACGTTACTATCAATGATGGTGGTACTGGATATGCTGCTGCTGAAACAATTACTATTGTTCAGGCAGGTGGTGCAGGTGGTACAGTTGCCATCGCCACTGTTGCAACAAATGCAACATTAACTCTTACTGATATTACAACGATGGAAGTTGGAGCAACTGTTACAGGTGCTACTTCTGGCACTACAGGTGTTGTCACTGCTCTGGGAACTAACCAGATTACTGTTGATAACGTTGACGGATTCTTCAAGAAAGGAGAAGTCGTCAGTGCAAATGATGTTACTACACTTACTATATCTTCATTCTCCTGATAACCAATGTCAGCAACTAAACCCGCAACTAAAACCGAACTAAGAGATTATGCTCTTCGTCGTTTGGGATATCCAACGATTGACATCAACGTTGCTACAACACAACTTGATGATCTTATTGAAGAGGCAATTGACTACTACCAAGAGTATCACTATAACGGTAGTTACAAATCTTGGATTAAGATCGAAGTAACTGATGCCATTATTGCAGCTGCAAAAGCAACTAGTCAACTTGGTTCTACTGCTTGGTATGAAGGTCAGGAATTTGTTTCTCTTCCTCCTGGTGTGATGAGTGTTAATAGGGTATTCACTCAGATTGGTGCTTCTAGTATTATTCCTGGAAATATTTTTAATATCAAATATCAAATTTTCTTGAATGATATCTACTCAATGACCCATGGTCAGATTCTTCATTATTACATGACTTCTCAATATCTTGAGACTTTGGATTGGGTTACTAATAATAATGGTGCTCGTAGGATTAGATTCAATGAACATCAAGCAAGACTGTATGTTGATTTTGATTGGGATGAATTACAAGCAGGTGATTTTCTTTTAGTTGAAACATTAATGCGTCAAGATCCTGAAACTTATACAGCAATGTATAATGACAACTGGTTGAAAGATTATGTTGAGTCATTATTCCAACAACAGTGGGGTCGTAACTTAAGTAAGTATGATGGTATTCAAATGTTAGGTGGTGTTACACTTAATGGTCGTCAGATCCTTGAGGATGCATCAACATTTAAGAAGGATCTTGAAAATACTCTTCGTGAAACATATGAAATTCCACCTCTTGACTTAATAGGATAATATGGCATTTACTAATACTCCAGCGTCAGATTTTGTTTTTAGAGATCATACAGGTCTTCTAAAAGCAAATGGTTCTGCTCAAGAACAAACTTTTATAGAAAATTTAATTGTAGAGAGTATTGAAATCTACGGTCAAGACATTTACTATATGCCTAGAACTTATGTCAACAGAGATACTATTCTAGGTGAAGTTGAGAATAGTAGATTTACACAAGCATTACAAGTTAGAGCATATGTTAATAATGTAGAAGGATGGGAAGGACAAGGAGAATTGTTAAGTAAGTTTGGTGTTCGTATTGAAGACAAAACTACTTTTGTTTTCTCTAGAGAAAAGTTTACATCTGCTGTAGATGATAATGCAGTATTAAATGTTGAAGGTCGTCCTAATGAAGGAGATTTAATTTGGTTCCCTGCTACTAAGCATTTATTTGAGATTCAGTTTGTTGAGGCAGAAAGACCATTTTACCAGTTAGGAAAAGGTTTTGTTTGGGAATGTCAGTGTGAACTCTTCC